GTCAGTAAGTACATCAAGTACACTTGTTGTGTTCTTTGTATCCTCCTGGAAGGCTTTCATAATGCCTGCAACATTGCGGACACTGCCGGCGACCTGCGTATCGTTCACCTCAGCATACTTCAGAAAATACGCCGTCAGGCTTTCGAGCTCGTCACCTGTTGCTGCGAACCTTGTATTGATTTCACCCACAGCAGCGCCGGTATCCGACATTTCGACGGGCATAGATGTGAATACTTTATCTGCCGTCCGCTGCATTTCTTCAAGCTGTGCATCTGTTGCGCCTGTCTTTTTTATTATCGTGTCGTAGCCTTCATCGATTTCTTCCCATGCTTCCTTTGCAGACTTCATGAGCTTTTCAAAGCCGTCGGCAGCAAGCTGAGCAACAGCGCCTTTGAGTACCGTGAAGCCCTCAGAAGAGCTTTCGGCAGTGTTGCCCATTTTGTCAAGATCACCTGAAGTTTTTTCAGCTTCACCGCCAAGCTCATTTATATGCTTCTCGGTATCTGTGACCTGTTCTCCAAGCTTCTCAGTGTCAGCTCTCGCTCTTTCCAGCTCACGCTCGAAAGCACGATACTGTTCCTCGCCAATATCACCTTTTTCGAACTGCCTTGTTACCTGCTCCTGAGCATCTTCAAGGAGTTTTAGCTTTTCCTTTGAACTTTCGAGAGTTTTGTTGAGGAGCTCCTGTTTCTGCTGCCAGAGTACGGCAGAGTCAGGAGCCTCCTTGAGGGCTCGATTGACTTCGGACATCTCGGCTTTCGCTTTTCGTCCGCCGCTCTCGACGTTCGCGAGGGCTTTTTCCAGCTTGACGGTATCGCCCTCATACTGTATTGTGATACCCTTGATTTTCTTACTCGCCATTCTTTCGCCTCCTTACAATGGCTGAACTGCTACCAAGCTTCTCGCGGTCAGGCTCTGTTGCTGATATAGCCTTCGCGTGCTCTAACTGGTCAATACCCTCAGCAGTACGGCTATAGTTCCATATAATCGCATCACGATACAGCTTCCAGAAATCTGTGATAGGCAGGCTCCATACTTCAATAAAACTCATGCGTGCATACTCGGCGACTGCCTTAATATGTGTCGTGGTGCAATCATACGGAAGTACAGTCTGTGCAGTTGACTGCACAGGCGGGGCTTTGTATTCAGGCGTTTCTTTGAGCTGAGCGAGCCATGCTCCGAGCCTGACTTCGAGCACAATTATATCCAGTGCTGAGAGCTTGTCACGCACTGTTATTCCCTCGATATTTCGCGCAAGGTAGCTCTCGACAGCTTCAATCTGCTCATAGTAGTTAACTGGGGTGAAAATTCCGTCGCATTCTCTGACTGTCGGTATTCCTATCGTCAGGACCTGTCCCCCTATTTTAAACTGAAATGCCTGCATTTTTACCTCCGTTTATGAAAAAAGGCGAGCCGAAGCTCGCCTCATACTATGACTCAGCTTCGGCCTGAGTCTCATTATCTTCTTTCTGCTCCTCTTTTATGAGGGGCACTCCGCGGCGATTTCTATCGGTGGAGAGTTCTTCGAGCCGCTCTGCCGTGGGCTTGAGCCCTCTGCGCGGATAAGCGTCACCTGGGAAATACTTGTGGCGATTATCCAGCAGGTCCTCGAAGTACTCAAGTACCTCGTACTTCATATCATGCTCCTGCGTCTATGTTAGCTTCGTCGATTACGAGCAGATGGCCGTCACTGAACGGCTCTGCCTGAATTCTCGGAGTGATTGTTGTCGGCTGACCGGGCTTATATGATGCTGCGAATCCGTTGATATTCTTGCCGATCATTGTGTAGCGCACATCGCCCTTGACCTTGTCCTTATGTACAGCACGGAATATATAAGTCTTTCCGTTAGCGTTAGTGACTCCGCCGATAAGTGTGCGGCGCTTCGCAGTTGCTCCCGTTCCTGAGACTGTTGCAGATGCTGTCTCGATGAGCTTGGATATTGTATCACCGTTCCACGTGATCATTCCATAGCTCATATATCCGTTGTCGTCGGTCATCTCGTTGCGTGACGCCTTGCCGTCGTCACTCTTGACCGAGAAGTAATTTGTCTGATACTCGAACTCTGCACCATCTTTAGTGCGTCCGATAAGATTTGCGTCTACCTCAAGGGTAGCATCGTCGGGAATGTCCGAGATTGCCGTTCCGGTCCACTCTGTGACATATACGTCAACAGAGCCGAGCGCGATACGGTCTTTTTCCTGTCTGTATGTAGCTGTGTTATCAGGCATTGTTATTATCCTCCTCTTTTATGTATTGTATTGTTCTGAATGAAAAGACGGTAAGTATCATCTCCTCATCCTCGAGAGCTGTGTCGCCTTCCTTGTCGATCTCTACCTCGCGGAATAGATTTTCAAGCCTGCGCTCCAGCTGAGGATCCTTGTCCTCTGTGTAAAGCTCTATCGTGATTTCTACGTCACGATAAAGATTATAGTTGTCGGCTCCCTTTATTTCGGTGTCGGATTCATAATAAACGATAAACGGCAGCTTCTGAGCTTTCTTAAAGCGCAGATATGCCACTGGCAGATCAAGCGTCAGGAGCTTTTCTCGAATCTCAGATAATTCCATTACAGTCCCTCCATCAGCTTGTCAAGTTCTTTTTCGGCGTGCTCATTGACTATCGAGATATGCGGTATAGGGTTGGCATTTCCGACCACTCTCTTAGTGCCGTTTCTGACGACGTGGCCGTTCTCAAGCAGATGCGTGAGACCGCCTTTTGCATTGTAGATTGTCACTCTTGTAACACCGCGCTCTTTCTCAACGAGGCACTTCCACTTCTTGCGGTAGTCACCTTTTTTTAATTTCTTGCTGCTTCCCTTATAGACGGGAGAGAGACGCTTGAGCTCCTCGACCGCATTGTTAGCGATATCGACGAGACCGTTTTCCAGCTCTTCCACGACTTCCTCGGTCATGTTTCTGGTCGCTTCGGCGAGAGCTTCTGCGAATTCATCGGGGGTAATGATTTCATTCATCAGTTCTCACCGCCTTGATAATAAGAAGTGAGTCAGCTTCAGCAAGGTTGTCAATGCTTACTATGTCGTAGTAGTGCCCTCTGTATTTGATACGATAGCAATCTGTAGTCATATCTTCGAGCTTGCTGCAATAGCGTATCTTAAAATTCTTGACGGACTTTTCACGCGGTTCTTTGGCGTTGTGTTCCTCTTTGTCAGAGTCGCCCGTTACCGCTGCCCAGCATGAGTGATAGTCAATCCAGCCGGGAAGCTGATTTCCAATCGTGTCAAACTGCTCCTCTGAGCTTGCCTGTTGTATCGTGATACGCTTATCAAGACGCCCTACATTGGTTTCAAGCTTCATCGTCCGTCATCTCCTGCTCCGCTTGCAGCTGTGCTATGATAGATCTTATCGTGTACTGCGCTTTAGCACCTGCTTTCTCTACGGAGTAGCTGCGCTTCTCGTATAGCTCTGTGATTATAACGAGGGCGAGCAGTCTCACCCTCGCGTCCACGTAATTGCAGGAGCCAACAGCTGCTTCGATGTACTTAGTAGCGACATTAGCCATAAGCTGGATAATGTTGTCGTCGTCGTCAAAGTCGACCTTTAAAAACTGCTTAATAAGTGTTAGCTCCATGAGGTTCTCCTTTCCGACGACTTATTTATCAGCCGCCCTGCTGTTCTTCGTTTGCTTCCTGCGCGGCAAGTATCTCGGCAATGATCTCTGCCTTAGTTGTTGCTGTAAGTGTTATTTCCAGCTCCTGAGCGAGAGCCTTGAGCTGGGCTACGGTGAGAGCTTCGAGTTCTTCCTGTGACAGCTCATTGTCGCTGTTAGTGTCAGCCTCTTCGACCGTCATTGTCACGGATTCCTCTTCGTCATCACCTTCCTGGCTCTCGTTTGTCATTCCCCCAGGCTGAGCTTGCCGAAGCAGTAGCACTTATCGGAGGAATCAGCCTGTACTACATCTACCCACTCAATAAGGCGGCAGATTGTTGTGTTGCTCATAAATCCAGCTTCCTTAGAAGATGCGAATGAGATGTTATCCAGATCGACGAACTGAACGCCGTCCTCGATATCACCATAGTATATAGGAGCGACATTGTTTGTCGTATCGCTCGGAATCATAGCGTTTGAATATACTTCGATAGGATAGCCCATAAAGAGCTTACGTGTAGGCTGTGTCGGATCTGGCTGAAGTACAGGTCTACCGTTAAGGTCAAGCGCCTGATCAAGCACATTAAAGCCGTCCTGATTGGTTACGATCTTTGTGTTATAAAGCGAACCAGGATCGAGGTCAACATTGATAGAAGCCTTAAGTGCTGCCCAGTCGCTGAGATTCTTTGCGGTCTTGTTTGCTTCAAGCTTTGCCTTTGCCATAGCATTTTCTGTGATAACTGCTTTTTTTGCGAATCTTCTCACGATGTAGGCGATAAGGTCGTTATCAGTAAGTGAGAGAAGTGTGTTGGAAATCTTAATGAAAGCTCCTTTTTCTTTGAGCGACCAGCTCACAGGACTGAATACAGGATCAGTCGCATATGTGCCGTCAGTACCGTCTGTAAAGTCGATAAGGCCTTCTGTTTCATCATTGTCTGAAGGATAGCTACCTGTGAGAGCAGTTGTCTTCAGATAGCCACATACCTCTCTGAGGCTTCTGAACTGGCGGAGCTTCTCCTTGATCTTGGTACGGATATCCTGAGGAAGGATATAGCCCTCACCGTGCTCGCCGTTAGGATATGTTACCGATGGAAGGAGCAGAGCATCTTCTGCTTCTGTAAGCTTTGTTCCCGAGAGCTTCTTAAGAGCTGCTCGGATAAATGATGCGTTTTCCTTCGTCTGAATCGCATCGTTCTTAGCTTCACCATCGTCCAGTGTAGGCTGAGGAATCTCGAGATTTGCTGAAAGCTTATCGAGAGCCTTCTGCTTCTCAATCTTATCTGCAAGCTCCTGAGCTTGCTTCTGCACCTTGTCGGCGTTCTCAAGATCGTCCTTATCGAGGTAGTCCTGAGCTGTGTTAACGAGTACTGCAAGCTTTGCCTGCATCTCTTCAATTTTCGACATAGTCATTTTCCTTCTTTCTGTTATTTTTATTTGAGTAGCCTCAGGACGTCGAGCGACATCTGTAGCTTTCTCTTGCGGTTTTTAATAGTCTCGTCCTCCTTGGGTTCCGGAGACTTCGGCTGTGGTACAGGCTCCTGCATAAGAGCCTCGGGAGTATGCTTGTACATCTTGTAGCTGTCTGATATGCAGGCAGCTACGGGCTCCGTGTCAAGGAGTTCGATATTGAAGTATTCTGCCGCCTGTTCCGCAGTAAGCCACGTCTCACGGTCTATCATGCTCTTGATCTTATCCTCGGTGGTACCGTTGACGGCATGAGCCTTATAGACGTTGATGATAGACTGCTCACAGGCGTTGAGTGCCTCGATAGCCTTCTTGAAGTCGTTAGCATTGCCCCAGCAGCCACTCCATGGCTTGTGAAGCATGATCTGTGCATACTTAGGAGCTACGACCTTGTCGCAGGCAAACGGGATAATTCCCGCGATGCTCGCGGCGATACCGTCGATGTGTGCGATTTTCTCACCGGGATAGCGAGAGATTATGCTGTAAATAGCAAGTCCACCGAAGACATCACCGCCTCCGCTGTTGACATAAACATCAAGCTTCTTGTGTCCGCCGCCCTCGGCTGTGAGCTCGGCGAGAAAATCGGCGACGTCCTGAGGAGCTTTATCCTCCTCGAACCACTTGCTGATCCATGTGGTCGAGCATATATCACCGTAGAAGCGGAGCTCTGCGCTCTCATCGTCTGTACTGTCATAGATCATATAGCCGCAGTCCTTAACTGCACCTGTTTTGATATCTTTGTTCGTAAATTGATACTTTTTCATTTTTTCTCACCTCCTCCATCGTTGCTATACTGTTTGCCGAGCATATCAAGCGGAATAGCCGCGCCGTTGCCGAGGATAAGCTTATCGGTGCCCGGTATAAACGGCAGATTTTCTCGCTTTCGGGCTTCTGCGATCTGTAAGAAGCCGCCCGTGATGCCTGTCTGGTATGCATTGTAGCGAGCCTCTATGTCAGCTCTGAGGTATACGTCTGCATTTGCCTTGATAAAGAGCTTCTCCTGCTCTTCCGTGCTGAGAAGCTTGTATGTAGCCTCCTGCTCGAAAGCAGTGAGGACGTTCTGCATCGTGTCACTGTAGAACGCTCTGTTCTGCTGCTCGATGTTGCTGTATGTACTCTTTTCCATATCGTTGAGCTGAAAACTCTTGACTCCGAATGCATTAGCAATATGTCGAGTAGTAAGACCGTTAAGCTCAAAGAACTGTGAGTTCACGAGCTTGGTCTCAAGCTGCTGAACTCCGAAGTCTGTCGGTATTGGAATTACATTACCGGCGTTATGAGCACCTCCAAGATTTGCGAACTTCTTTTTGATCTGAGCTGAGCGAACCTTGTCAAGATCACCTGTATAGGTCACTATGATAGGATCTTGTAAGCCGTGACTGTACTTTTCATTCACGACCTGCTGTGCGTATTTCTCCTGGCTGAGAACATCAACGAGGTATTTTTGTATCGAGTTACCCTTGAT